CGACGGCCACGGCTACGGCTCCGGCGACGGCTCCGGCTCCGGCGACGGCTACGGCTCCGGCTCCGGTTAATTGACAGGCAAAGCGATCTTGCTTGGGCAGTGACGAGGGGCCGAAAGGAGTCCTGGCCGTAATCGTAAGGAGCCCAATGTCTTGAGTCGCGGCGCGAATGGCGCCCTGGATTAGTCCACAAGGACTTGGCAGGCTGGAAGAAGCCGCTACCTGGAGGCACCCAGGACTGGACAAGGAGATTGAAATGGGCCTCTCATCGGGAATCAGTAAACCACTCTCGCTAGACCCTGGTATCGGATCAATCGACGCTGCCGTTATTCGCGGCTTGGAAAAGGAAGAGCGCGAGGAAATCGAGGCAGAGGCCAAGGCAGAGTTCGAAGCGCTCAATGGCGAAACGCTCGCCTACCTCATGTCGGACTGGTTCTCGGATACCGACTGGACCCTTCTTGCCGGCTTCCTGAAGAAAAGCGACGAGGATGCCGCCGGCCGCTGGCTAAGTCTGTCTGTTCGCGCTGCCTTGACGTTAAAGGCCGAAAGGGCTCGGCAATGATCCTGACGCTCATCCTCATCGCCGGAACCTGTCTCGTGCTGGTGTTCAACGCTGGCGCATCCATCGTGAGCGACGACGAATGATCACTTTCTATCGCGTCTGCCTGTGGTTCGCGCGCTTCGACTTGGCGATGGCCGAGACGGTACAGAACTACGACTGGATGATGGTCGCTAGAGCAGATGTCATCAAGTTTGAACGGCTGGTTGAAGAGGCTGAATTGCGCAGGAGGTTCGGGTGCTAGTAGACAAGATCGTCGTCGTCATGACGATGGGCGCAGCAGCGTTCGCTGCCGGAATGGAAGTGGGCACCGAACAACAGAAAGCGGCAGTCGCTACCAACTGCGCGCCACAGAAAGAGGAAAAGCTGTCTGTGGTGGTGCAGTACCCGGATCGCGTCGAGTGCGTTTATGCCTCGTTTCCTGCGCGACAAATGAGGGTGAGGCGCGCATCGTGAGCGAATGGGCACAGCAGGTTAATTCACTGCGCCGTCATGTTGACCACATCGCATCGATTCCTCAGAAAGAACCGTTCTACTCGAAGAGATTGCAGCGACAAAGGGAGTCGGCCGCAAAAGGCGACTCGAAAATCATGAAGATTCTGAAAAAGCATTCCGAGCCGATTTCTGAAAAGGCCATCAGGGTCGCAACCGGCATGAGCTATGCCCGCGTATATGACGGACTTAGAAGGCTCGAACTGGAAGGCAAGACAAGCAGGATGAAAACACCGAATGCCAATTATTGGAGCGCCAAACAATGAGCGCAACAACACTTGAAGAGGGCCGCGAAATTCAGTTGATGGCCGCAGACGAAAGCATGGTGGCGATGATCTCGCGCGCCGAGATTGACCAGCAAATCGCCACAGCCAAGCGCTACCCGCGCTCCATCAAGCGCTTTGTCGATGAGGCGACGGCGATGGTCACGCTCAACGAATCCATCGCCCAGCAGTGCATCTACGCCCTGCCGCGCGACGGGAAGGTAGTTGAAGGGGCTAGCGCACGATTCGGCGAAATCGTCGCGTCGGCCTGGGGTAACTGTCGTGCTGGTGCCCGCGTCGTCAATGACTCCGGCGAGTTCGTGACAGCGCAAGGCGTGTTTCACGACTTGGAGCGCAACGTCGCCATCACCTACGAGGTACAGCGGCGCATCACCAACAAATCCGGCAGTCGGTTTAGCGCAGACATGATCGGCGTCACTGCGAACGCCGCATGCTCGATTGCGTTGCGCAATGCCATCCTCAAGGGCGTGCCGAAAGCATTTTGGGAAACGCTCTACCAAAAGGCCCGCGCTGTCGTTGCCGGAGACATCAAGACACTGGCGAACAAGCGCGCCGAGGCCATCAAGCAGTTCCAGATTTACGGTGTCACCGAGGCGCAGATTCTCGCCAAGCTCGGGCGCGAGGGTGTAGCCGACATCGCCGTGGATGATCTGGTTGTCCTGTTCGGCCTGCTGACTGCGATCCGGGATGGCGACACAACGCCGGAGCAAGCGTTTTCTGATGATGGCAATCCTGCTGCGACCGGAAGGAAAGAGCTTGATCCGTACTCGAAGGCTGACTTCGACAAGAACCTGCCTTCATGGCGCCAAGCCATTGCAGGCGGGAAAAAGACGGCCGACCAGATCATCGCCATGGTCTCCAGCAAAGGCGTACTGAGCGAAGAAATGAAAGCCGCGATCCGCGAACCAATCAGCGCCGCACAGCAGGACACGACGCCGAGCCTGTTCGAGCAGATCAAAGGGCAGATCGAGAATGCTGCCAGTGTCGACACTCTTGATATTGCGGCTGACTTGATCGGAAGTATCCAAGACCAATCGCAGCGCGAGCAACTGACCGCGCTGTACCAGAAGCGCACCGACGAACTAATGAACGGATAATAACCATGCAGACCCATAACGTACAACAAGGAACCGAGGCATGGCGCAAACTGCGCGCCGGCTATTTCACCGCCAGCGATGCCGCTGCTGCCGCTGGACTGTCAAAGTACAAATCGCGCACCGAGTTGTTGCGCGAGAAAGCTACCGGAATCACACCTGAACACGATAGCGCAACGCTGGCACGGTTTGCCAGAGGCCATGAGTACGAGGCAATCGCGCGGCAGTGGGCCGAGGAAATCATCGGAGCAGAGCTTTACCCTGTGGTCATGTCTGACGAGATAGACGGCCTGCCGCTATCTGCCTCATTCGATGGAATCGACCTCATGGAGCAGGTCACGTTCGAGCACAAGAGTGCCAATGCGACATTGATTGCCTCGCTTGAGGCTGGCGTAATTCCTGACGAATACAAACCGCAACTCGAACAGGGGCTTCTGATTTCCGGCGCGTCTCGCTGCCTATTCATGGCGTCAGCCGGCGACAAGGACGCGATGCGCTATGCCTGGTATGAATCAGATCAGGCAGTACGCAATGGACTACTGGCGGCATGGAAACAATTCGCGGCCGATCTTGCCGAATACGTCCCGCAAGAGGCCGCGCCGGAAGTCATCGCCGCGCCAGTTGCAGGCTTCGGTGCACTCATAATGCAGGTCGAGGGTCGCGTTGTTGCGTGCAACCTGGACGCATTCCAGGCCGGCGCTCAAGCCTTCCTTGATCGGCTCCCGAAACCTGCGGAACTGACCACAGACCAGAACTTCGCCGATGCCGAATCCGCCGTCAAGGCATGCTCGGAAGCGGAGACGCGCATTCAGGCCGCGCTTGATGCTGCGATGGCCCAGGCCGCGAGCATCGATGAAGTATTCCGCGCGGCACGGCACATTTCCGAACTGATCCGCAGCGCGCGTCTCGCTCTCGATAAGAGCGTCAAGAGCCGTAAGGAATCGATCCGCATGGAGATCATGCAGGATGCCCAGGCGAAGCTGGCCGAGCACGTCAAGGCACTTAATGAGCGCATCGGCTGGTTCAACGGCTGCCCGATCATTTCTCCGGCAGCGGCCGACTTCGCCACGGCCATCAATAGAAAGAAGACCGTATCCAGCCTGCGCGATGGCTGCGATACCGAGTTGGCCCGCGCCAAGATCGCCACCAGCGAGATCGCCGACCGAATCGAGGCGAACCGTAAGGCGATGGGCGACCATGCCGCGCTGTTCCCTGACTTCCCGCACGTATGCACGAAAACTCAGGAGGATTTCGCAAACTTGGTCGCCGCGCGAATTGCCGCAGACGAGAAGCGCAAAGCCGATCAGGCAGCAGCAGTGTTACTGGTCGCAACACCGGGCAATTCGCCAACGCCTCTACCGGAATCAGGCGCACCCATGGCGACAATCCAGCCGCGTCAGCAGCCGGTTGCTGATAGCGGCGTCTACCGTCGCATGACACCACGGGAGCAGGTGATCGAGGCGCTCGCCGATCTGACCGATATCGAGCTTGGCAAGATTCTCAAGAGCATCGCCACGCTCAAGAGCAAGCGACAACCAGTCGCCGCTTAAAAATCAACGAAAGGAACATCATGAAAATTAAATTCGCCGCCATCATAGGGAAAAAAGCCATCGCCGCCGTCCAGCGTAACGGCGACGCGCTCCGGTACGTACCCGAGGCGACCGAGGGCTACAAGGACGTGGCACTCGCCGCCGTCCAGCGTAACGGCTACGCGCTCCAGTACGTACCCGAGGCGACCGAGGGCTACAAGGACGTGGCAC